GTTATTATGGATGTCCGGGTATAGGTAAGAAGAAGGCAGCAGCTATAATCGAGGATAAAGGTCTTGATTGGGGTGCTGTTTGTGCTACCTACTCAGCAGCTATGTCACCTAAGTCTAAGTCGGTGCTCACAGAGAGCGGTGTGAGGCGAACAGTTAAGCTTAAGAGCTATAACCTTGGGTTAGGCTATGAGGACGCTCTAAGGACAGCTAGATGCGCTTACATACTACGTAATGAAGATGAGTACGACAGAGAAACTAATGAAGTTAAATTATGGACACCTAATACATGAGTTGGAGAATACTAGGGCTTCAAGGTCCCAAAGGGTCTGGTAAAGACTACGCATACAAGGTACTAGCTGACATTTCACCGGTACCAGTCAAAAGATTTGCATTCGCTGATGAGCTTAAGATAGAGATGTCTGAGTCCTTCGGTTTAGACATGCAGCTTCTACATGGTTCACAGGAAGACAAGGATACTAGTTACACCAAGATTCAATGGTCTAGCCCTTTAGTAGAGAAGCATGCAGCTGGTAGGCAAGGTTTTCTGACCTACCGTGAACTCCTCCAAATATACGGTACCGACATTGCACGTATGGGGCGAGGAGCTGACGTCTGGTTAGATAAGATCAAGCCGAAGGTCTACGATTGGTTAGATCAGGACGATGATCATATAGCTATAGTGACAGACTGCAGGTATGACAATGAGTGTAAATGGATCACAGACTCAGGAGGTACCAATGTGCTTATAGATGGTAACCGAGGGGAACCTGTAGATCATATATCAGAGGAGTGTAATTTACCTCATGATTTATCTATACCATCAAAAGGTTTGGTGTCACACAAAGAGACCAACAAACATCTTAAAGATTTAATGTGGACAGCATTTGGAGTAAATTGTCATGGCTAGAGACGCAGATTATAATAGTACAGTTGATGTTTTAGAACAACTTAAGAAGGTCTACCCTAATGAGTTACCAAGACACCTTATAGGTGAGATTGAGTTAGCTAAGCTGAAGGGACAACAGGATGTCATACGATCTATTGAAGAGGCGTTAGGCATCCAAGAACAAAGAAACCAAGGATAAACCATTATGTGCGGAGGCGGATCAGCACCAAAACCCCCAGTACAACCCAAACCACAACCACCACCGATTATTGAGTCAGCACCTGAAGTAGCTGTAGGTAATCAGTCAGAAGGTGTATCAAAGCGTAAGAAGATAGGTAGGAGTCAGCTTAAGCAGTCCCCATCTACAGGCGCTACACCAGCAGGACTAGGTAGTTAAGAACCTTATAAAGGAAGTATTAATATTATGCCAGCTGAAGATGGAAAAAATCTATCTGTTTCCAATAGCGTGGCTGAAGAGACCAGTATCGAAGCGGTGGATGTAGCAGGACGCTACAGAGAGTTACACTCAGCTCGACAAATGGTTCTAGAGAGGGCTCGGTTGTTAGCAGGTCTAACTATACCGAGTATCTTTCCTCATAACTCAGCCCAAGAGACAGAAGTACTGGCGACACCCTATCAATCGGTAGGTGCTCGTACAGTAAACAATTTATCAAATAAACTACTATTAACTCTATTCCCCATATCTAGCCCATTCTTTAAGCTAGAGGTACCAGAAGCCTTCCTACAGCAGATGCAAGAAGCTGGTGAAGATGGTATTAAAGGTGAGGTAGAGTCTAAGTTACTAGAGATGGAAGCGATCATCCAGAGTGACATGGAAGTTAACGCTTTCAGAACCAAGATATTCGAGGCTATTAGAGCTCTGGTTGTCGTTGGTAATCACCTACTATACATCCCTAAAGAGGGTGAACCTGTAGGCTATCGCATGGATCAATATGTATGTAAGAGATCTGTACGGGGTGAAGACCTAGAGATTATACTCAAGGAGCATATATCCAAAGAAGAGTTAGACAAAGACTGGGTTAAGCAGTTAGAGGCTATGGATAAACTAGCTGAGGGTGACGAGAACACCGAAGCTGGCTCTACAGCTAAGGCTAAGAAATTTGAGATGTACACCAGAATTCACCTAGAAGACGATAAGTACCACGAAGCTAAGTATATTCATGGTATGAAGTTAGAAGGTACGGAAGCTACATACCCTAAGAAAGCTAATGCGTGGCTACCATTGCGCTGGAATGCCCTCTCAGGGGAAGACTACGGTCGTTCCTATGTAGAAGAGTATGAAGGTGACTTTAGGTCCCTTGAAGGGCTGTCTAAGGCCATTCTAGAGCACTCAGCTATCACCAGTAAGACCTTTGGTATCCTCAGGCCTAACAGTATGATGCAGCCTCAGGACCTAGTTAAGGTTCAGAACGGTGGGTTTGTCACAGGTGATCCTGAAGATCTGATATTCCCTGAGATAGGTAAGTATAATGATATGCAGGTGGCTCAGAGTACTGTGTCAAATCTGACTGAATCATTATCTAGAGCCTTCTTACTCACACAGACACGAGATGCTGAACGAGTCACAGCTGAAGAGATTCGTCTCCAAGCCAGTGAACTAGAGACAGCTCTGGGTGGAGCCTACAGTCTACTAGCTGTTACCTTCCAACAACCTATACTCCTTAGAGAGATCGATAGGCTACAGAAGAGTAAAGCTCTACCTAAAGTAGAGAGTGCTGACATTGAACCTAAGGTAATCGTAGGTCTCGAAGGGTTAGGCCGAGGTACCGACTTAGATAAGTTCATGAGAGCTGTATCAGCTATGACACAAATAGCTCCAGCAGCACAGATTATGACTGATCTAGATATGCAGAAGGTTACTCAGTTTGTATTCAACGCTGTCGGTTTAGATGGTAATGATGTACTTAAGACTGAAGAGCAGAAAGCAGCTGAAGCTCAAGCAACTCAGCAGGCTCAAAGCCAAGAGATGGCTAGAGGTATGATGGGTGACGCGGTTAAAGGTGCTGCACCAGTAGTAGCTAAGGGTGCCATAGAGAATCCAGATGCTACAGCTAATGCTATGCAGGCTGTATCAGGTGCTATGCAACAGGCGCAACAACCACAATAATAATACTAATAAGAATAAGGAAGTATAAATGTCAGAAGTAAATCAACAGAATGAAACATTAGTAGTCACCTCAGAAGAAGCGATCACTGCACCTGATGAAGGTGGTAGACCCGCAGAGGCTGTAGTTACTAGTGAGGATGGTGTAGGTCGTATTAGTGTCACTGGGTCTGTAGAAGATGCGGGGTCACCTAATGAGGCGACATTGAGTATGCCTGAGAAGTTCGCTAATGCTGAGAACCCTCAGGAGGCCCTTCTGAAGGCCTATACTGAGCTAGAGAAGATGAAGTCGGGTAGTGAGCAGGATGGAGGTACAGAAGCTACACCAGAGGAGGCTAAATCAGCTGCAGATAAGGCTATGGAGGACATTAGTAGTGAGCGTACCAAGGCTGATGCTGTTAAGAACTACTCAGAGCTATGGGCTAAGACTGGTAGCTTAACAGATGACCAGTGGTCAACTCTAGGTAAAACCCTTAATATAGATGTAGCTGAACTACGAAACTATGAGGCATACCAGAAGTCACAGTTAGAGACTAAGGCCGATGGGGTGTCATCTCATGACGAAGGTATCTACAAGGCAGCTGGGGGTCAGGATGAGTACAATAAGATGATTGATTGGGCTAATACCAAGATGACAGACTCTCAGATTGACTCTCTGAATTCACAGCTGGACAACCCTGAGTTTTCAGCTATGGGTGTCAACATGCTTAAGAACATGTACGTAGCTGATGTAGGCCAAGAGGCTGCACGCACCACTATCGATGGAGCTAATGTACCTAGTAATAACCTAGGTGATGCGTTCCAGAGTGAGAGAGAGTGGATGGATGCTCAGAAACACCCTGACTACGGTAAAGAGGGTGCTTATGATAAGCAGTTCGATCTGAAGCTAGCGAGATTTATGAAAGCTACAGGTCAAATGTAAGATCTAGATAGGTCCTTCCTTAGGTGGGAGGACCTTCTAACCCCACCTATAGAGGGAAAACCCTTAACCTTTAGTTAAACTATTAGTTTAAACCAAGAGTAGTAAAGAGATT